CCTTCAGCTTCTGCGCCATGCTGTCTTGGGACTTTTGAATATCCTCCAGGGCCTTTTCGTACTCACTGCGGAATTCCTTGACCACATTGAGCTGCTCGGTTAGGGCCTCTTTGGTCGCCTCGTCCAAGCCGGTCTCCTCCAACTGCTTGGTCAGGGCCTCCTCCTTGTCCAGGAGTTTTTGGTTCAGGGTATCGGCAACATGCAAGACCTCCTTCTCCCCCTTTTGAATGCCTTTCGCCAGGCCGCGGGCAATCATCAAGCCAACCTGATCCCGCATCACCCGGGAGGGGGACGCAATGCCGAAAAAGCCCTTGATCCCGTTGAGGATACTTCCACACCAGCCTTCGATCTTTCCCAGCAGCCAGCTGGCTGCGTCAGATACCCCATTCCAAAGTCCCTCTACAATATTGCGGCCTACGGAAATGACTTTTCCGGGAATGGACTGGAGCGTGGTAACAATGGTATTTTTCACGTTGTTCATCCCATCTCTTGCCCGTGCTACCATGTTGGAGGCCCAAGAAACCAAGGCAGACAGGGCAGAAGATAAAAGGGAAGCGATCTTTCCCGGGATTTGCCCGAAAAAGTTACCAATGGTGGACAGCACATTGCTGCCGACCTCCCTGGCCTTGGCAATCATATTGGACACCCACCCAGCCACGGTGCTCAGCGCATTGGAAAGGAAGGAACCAATCCGCCCCGGTAGCTGTCCGAAGAAGTTGCCAATAGAAGACAGGAAATTTCCGCCCACTTCTGCTGCTTTGGCGATCATATTTGAGACCCACTCTGAGACGGTAGAGATAACGTTGGAGAAAAAGGAACTGATTTTCCCCGGCAGCTGCGAGATCCACTCCACCGCGGTCTGGATGGCGTTGGGCAGGGTCTCACTGAAGAACCCGACCAGTGCGCCGATCACTTGAATCAAAAGCTCGATGGCAGTCACCACAATGTTGATTGCGGCGCTCAACACGGCAAAAGGAGCCGCCAAAATCAAACTGCCCAAAGTCTCAAAGAAGTTGGAAATTGCCGCCTGTTGTTCCGGGGTAAAAGCGTTGTTGATGGCGTCTTTTACATCTTGAAACCGCTCCTTTAACCCCTCGATCACAGGCTGCAGCAGCTCCATGGTCCCTTGAAACACAGAGGAGAACGCCTCTCCCACCGGGGCAAAGGCCTCCATGAGGCCGGCCAATGCGTCGGTTACAGCGGCAACCACCGGGGCAAAGGCTTCCCCCATCTTCCCCATGGATTCCTGCATATGGGCTTGGGCATCGTTCATGGCGACAATTTCTGGGTTCGCCTCGCGGAACGCGTCAGCCAACTGGGGGAGCCCTTGCTGCGCCAATTCCTCCAGCACCAGCTTGGCCCGTTCCGCTGGGTCCTTGGTCGCCTGGAGTTTTTGGTTAAATGCATCCTCGCTGGTTCCTGCCCAGTTGAGAACATCTGCAAAGGTCCCCGTTACCGTCCCCGCCTGAATGGTCTCATTGATGGCCTCTGACAAGCTGTCAATAGGAATGGAATCCCCATAGGTTGCCCAGGCTCCGATGGTGCCGTCAATCAGCGTGGTTAAATCTGACTGAGACAGGCCAAGCGCCTGGAGATTGGCCAGCGCCGTGGCGCTGGCCTGGTCCTCTCCGATGACCTGGTATAGCTGCCGGTAGCTCTGGGCTGTCTGGTCCGCGGTATACCCAGCTTTTTGACTGGAGGCCTCCAGGACCCCCATTATTTTCTGATACTCCATGGTCTCCTGGACCAGAGATTGAATTCCAGAAATGGCCGATTGGACAAGGCCGGAGATCGCGCCGCCAATGGCACCGCCCACAAGCGAATCTTTAATGCCTCCAAGCTTTCCCAGAAAGCCGTCAGCGCCATCTCCAGCGTCGCTCAGGGAATTGTCCAACTCGTCTGCCGCGTCGGCGGCTTGCTTCATCGCGGTCTTGCTCTGTTTAAGGTCGCTGGAAAGCTGGTCAATTTTGTTTCCCAATTCAGCTGCCTCTTTGGAGCCTTTGCCAAATTCCAAAACCGCGTTGCTGTAAGCCGTTTTTAGGCTCTTTAACTCGTTCTCCTGGGCAGAGATTTTCGCTTCTAACTGCTGAAACGAATTTCCCGCCTTGTCCGCCGCGCTGTCCACGTCCCGCAGCTCGGCCTCCATACGGTTTAAGTCCGCTGTGGCGTTGTTGAGCTTGGCGCCCAAGTGGTTGACGGTGGAGGCCTGGCGGTTGAACGCCGCCTCGGCCTTCAGGGCCTCGGCAGAGTTCTCTCCAAAGGCGGCCTTGGCCTGGTCCAGCTCATTTCCCAGCTGGTCCAGTTTTGCCTTGGCCTTGTCGTACTGCTGGGACAGGATGCCGATTTTCTCCTTCGCCGCCTCCACAGAGCGGCCGAGAATGTCTGTCTTCTTGGCGGTGCTGGCTTCGGCGCTGTCCATGCCCGCCATGGATGAAACGGCGGCTTTCATCTCGGCGTTTAGATTTTTAATCCGGCTCTCCACGCCTTTCAGCGCCGCGGTAAGATCGCGCTCGCCGGTGACGCCCAACCGGATTGATACGTCCGTTGCCATCAATTCACCTCCATCATCGGAATGTCAGCAGACGCATGAACGCCTGTGCTTCGTCTTCTTTTGTGGGTTTGTGTTCCGCCCCCTCGGTCTTGATCTGGTGGACCGCGATCAAGTCAAGCAGCACGGACAAGGGGAGGTCAAGGGCCTCCAGGCGGGTGAGCCCCACCTGGAGGCCGTACCATAGATACCAGGCCGGCGTTACCCTTCCGCCGGTCTGGCCTCGGCGTTTTTTCGGCTGCCCTTGCCGGGCTTGGCCTCCACCGTGGACGTGGTCCCCGCCTTGACGGTCTCCGCCATGGCCCCGGTCATGGCCTCATAGTCGTCCGGCCCCATGCAGTCCATAATCGCATCCAAGCTGAGCGAGCCGGGATTGTCCAGCCCCTCCAGTTTGGCATAGCGGTCGCCTGCGTCGATCATCTGGGCCAGGAGCCAAAAAAGGTCTCCCAGCTTCCGGCCCTGCATGATGCGGGCAAGCTCCTGGTCGGCGTCCCCGCCCCGCTCTTCCAGGGCCACCAGGACGCGGGTGGACAGACAGGTGATATAGTCTTTTCCGCCGATGGTAATCTTTCCGGTCCGCATTTACTCGCCCTCCTTTGCGGCCACGGTGCCCTTTCCGGCTGCCACCGCCTGGTTTTCGGCATTGGCCTCTACCACGCCGATCTCCTGCCCGGTGGCGGCGGTGATCTCGTCCGTGCCGTTCCAACTGGTCCAGCCGCTGGAGACATCCTCCCCGTATGCGGCAGGCAGTGTGACGGTTGCGCCGGTTTTATATCCATAGTGGTTTCCACCTGTGACCGGAGGGGTCACAGTCAGCTTTGTCTTGCCTGCAACAGACCCTGCGGCGCTGGAAACCGTCAGTGCGCCCAGGGCCGGCTTAGGGTTTGTGATGTTCAGCGCCTTTTTAATCGCTGCCTCCGCGTCCGCCTCGGTGTCCATGGGGGTGGACTGCATCTGCCACTTGTGCTTCGTGCTGTCATCCCGCATGACGGTGGCGGTGAGTTCCTTGGTCTGCCATTCGATGGTCTCTCCCTGGGTCACCGCGTTGATCCCGGGGTTGGCAAACTGAATCTTGGTCAGCACCACGGCAATCCACTTGGTCACCCCGGACTGCTTGGCCTTGATGATGCCGCCAAACCCCACGTAGGGGATGGCCTGGTCATCGTTGTAGACAATCCATTTGGGGGTGGCGGTAGAGGCCGCCTCCAAGGTCATCTCCTCCTCCACCAGGCCCCAAATCGCCAGCATGGGCTCGGGCAGCAGGTCATCCGTGGAGATGGTCAGGGTGCCCCCGGCGAACTGGTTGTCACTCTCGGCGGGGCCGTTGTCGGCGTAGAGGATATTGGCGTCCGCCCCCTCCAGCTCCAGGGACATCTCTGTGGCCTTGCCGATGAGACCGCCCCCGGAGTAGGTCACGGTGCCGCCGCTCTCCTGATACAGGGCATAATAGGGTTTACTCAAACCAATCGTTGCCATACTTGATCATCCTTTCGTCAGTTTATCAATCTCGTCTTCTATCTCTGAGAGCACTTTCTGTCTCGCTGCGTACCGTGCGCTTCGGATCGCCCGCTCGAAGAACGGCTGCCTGCTGGAAAATGACGTGCCGCTGTTGAACACCCGGGCAATCATCCGGTTGGCTTGCCCCAGTTCGTTGTAGCCATCAAAGCCCACGCCGCCCGCAATCGTTCCGCCTGCTTCCTCAATCTTGAAGGTGGTAAGCCCGGCCCGGAGGCCCGCCTTTTGCGTCTCTCGTCTGCGGCGCTCCCAGTCGCTGGGGCCGCCGGGCTTGATCGTGTCGATGTTGGCGCGGACCGCGTCAGCCAATATCCCCGCGCCGTCGTAGATCGCGCGCTTTATAACCCCCTCTGACTTGTCGGTCAGCCGGTTGAGGACAAACACGGTATCATCCAGACCCTTAAGCTGTATCTTGGGCACTCACACCACCTCCACGTACCATTCGTAATGGTATAGGCCCGTCTCTGTCTCGTACTGCGTGGAGTTGAGGTACCAACTCGCGCCGATGCCCTCTAATGCCTGCGGGATAGACTGCGTAAGCGGGTCTGCGGCCTGTCGCGTGAACAGGTCCACAATCACCACGGCGGCGGTCTCCGCGTGGCCGTTCCCCGCGCTGAGGTCGTTCCCCCCGTCTACCTGCCACACGAGATAGGGCGGAGCGGTGCCGGGAGCAGCCGTGAAGTTGTACACGTTGTGCGTGAGGGCAAGCAGGGCCTGTTTAAGTGCTTCCATCCAACGCTCCCGTCCTTTCCAACGTGATGTCTGTGGCAGATAGTCCGTCGCTGTCCATGACGTGCTGCACCTGGAGGACCTTATACACCCCGGCATCCTTGTGATCCACAGGGGACAGGGTGATCCTGTCGGTGTCGGGGGCTATGCCGTAGTAACGGGGCACACGGACCACCGCGTCCGCCTGGGCGGCGTGCTCCATGGCGGTATAGTATCTCTGCACGCCAACTGTGCGGGCCTCGTAATAGCTCTCCCACACCGTGGACAGCTCCATCACCGGCGCTTCCCCAGGCGGGGCCGTATTGACCCCGCGCTGGAGAATCAGCGTGCCGCTGTCATACACCCGGACCACCCCCAGACTGCGTTTTTTGGTGAAAAAGCCGGTTGTTGAGGGCCCACCGCAGCATCCGTGGCATGGCCTCTTGGGTGGCCCGCTTGCGCACCAGATAGGCGGCGTACAGTTCCACCAACTGCAAGTCCTCCACGCTGTCATTGAGGGAGATGCCCTCCCTTTCCATGAAGGACTGGGCGGCGCGGATCACCTGGGTGAGATAGGCCAGCCGCTGCTCAGAGGGGTACAGCTCGCCCAAATCCACCTGGAGCAAGGACAGAACAGTGGAGACCTCCATGGGTTAATCCCCCGCCGCGCCGGTGAAGGTCACCGTGTACACCCGGACAGCGTTGCCCTGGGTGACCGTGGCGGTCACGGTGTTGGAGGCACTTGCCGTGAATTTCCCCGTGCCGCCGTTTCTCAGGTTCTCACCGTTGACCGCAATGGCAATCTGGGCGTCAGGCTGGGAGGAAGTGGCCTCAATTTTCCCCGCGTTCTTTGCTGCGGTACCGCCGGTGTAGGTGTACTGGTCGGCGGCAAAGGCAGGGCTGAGCGTCACGCCTTCCACGCTCAGTGCGGTCAGCTGGGCATCGTTGGCGGTGTCTGCTGCGAAGTCCATGGCGGTGGTCACGGCCTTGTTCTCAATGTTGATGGCCACAAAGGCCTTGGGGATAATGGGCTGACCATCCGCTCTCTGCTTCGCGCGGAAGACAGTGTTGTCCTGGATAAACTGCACCTCGGTGGAGCTGTCGATGGTCATGCCGGAACGCTGAGACAGCAGATACAGGTCGCCGTAGCCACCGATGATATCTCCGTCAGGAATAAACTCAAGAATATCAATGTCCCCGTTCACGACCGGAAGCGTACCAAACAGGTTGGCAACGATGTCACCGGTGGCCGTAAAGGTGATGAGCTTGGACTTGAGCTTGGAATAGGTCTTGCTGTTCATGGCCCAGAACAGATTGCCGCGATTGTAGCGGGTGTAGGTGGCACCCGTGGCCTCCATCAGCGCAGCCCAGAACGCAGCCCCGGTCGCGGCGGCATCGGTGATCTTGATCACGTTGGAGGTGTGCAGGTCCTCCCAAGCGGGAGCGTTTGCGGGGTAGTCCCCGGGCTTGCTCTGCTGCGCCAGTCGGGTGACAATGCCCAGGGGCATCTTGGACGCGCTGCCCTTGCCGTACAGAATGGCCTTGTCCATGGCCAGGCCGATGGCCTCAGACAGCATTTCCACGATCCAGGAGGCCAGGTTGATGTCGTTGTCCTCCAGCAGGGCGTTGCAGACGGGGACAAAGCCAGCCACCTTATAGCCATCCACGGTAATCTGGTGGAAGGAGAAGGACAGCTCGTTGATCGCGCCGCACATCTCCGTCCACACGGCCTCGGGGACGGTGCCCGCGATGGTCTGCCGGGCCTCGCCGGTCACATTGCGGACGCGCACCCGGTTCAGGAGCTTGGAATAGCGGTACATGTTCTCGGCAATCAGCTCCAGGAAAACGATGGGGATGGTCAGTTCCGCACCGGTGATGCTGCGGCTCTGCCCCTTCATGGCGCGAAGCTGCCCCAGGAAGTCCGTCACCTCGGAGGAGGAAAGCATGGCGTCTCTGCGCTCCATGGGCAGGGCGTCAAAGGCCCGCTGGCTCATGGGCAGCGACCGGATGTTGATGGTAGGCATGGTAGCTACACCTCTCTTTTCAATGGTTTTGGATTTTGTTTCTTCGGCGGCAGGGGGCTTGGGAGCATTCCGCTCCAGCTCCTCCAGCTCGGCCTCCAGGGATGCAATGTCACCGCGCAGGGATTCCTTGGCGGTGTCGTGGGCGGACTTGTCCGCCTCAAATGCCTCGATCTCGGCGTTAACGGCGGCTTCCTGCTGGGCGTTGCCGGGTTCTACTTCGTTGATGGCGGTTTCCAGCTCGGCTTCCCGGGTCTGAAAACTCTCGTCCTTGCGCTCCAGGTCCGCCAGTTCAGCACGTTTGGCGTCCAGAGAGCGCTTGAGCATCAAAACTTTCAGCATCTGGTTGTCTCCTTTCGGGTAAAAAATAAAAGCGTGACCAACTACCACACAGGTAGTCAGCCACGCTCGGCTCTTCCGCCTACAACGCTTAGAGGCGGGAATCGCTGTTTCGTTATACGGCTCCAATCAGGAGGAGGCGGGAGGTCTCCCGGTTTCCTTATCCGGCTTTCCAAAGTTGTTTTTAATTCGTATCCATCGCAGCCTCCCGGCGTTTGACCTCATAGATTTTTACGCCGTCCTTGACGGGAACGAGTTCCACCCGTTCCCCCTTGGTTAGGATGGTTTCTATGGCTTTTCTTGCTGTCTCACTGAGTACCATGCAATCGCTCCAACGCCTGGTGCTTCCACACCTCGGCCCGCTTCCGCTTGATCTCGTCCAGGTCCCGCTTCCGGGCGGATACCGTGGTATCCTGGTAGGCGGGGAAGGTACAGGGGGAAACTTCATACAGCGGGGAAATACGGGTCAGGGTCCAATGCACCGTCCCGTCGTCCCGGTAGTCCGTCTCCTGGGCGGCCACGTCAAAGCCAAAGGAACAGCCTGTGATATCGCCCCGGGCAATCCGCCGGTAGGCGTTCATGGCGTCCGTGTCCTCCCGGTTGATCTTCACCCGGCCCCACAGGCCGTGGGCATCCTGCCGCAGCTCCAACGTACCGGCGGAGGTCCGACCCAGAACCAGGTCCGTATTGTGGTTGAACAGCGCGCGGACGTCATCCCCCACACTGTCGTCGAATGCCCCCGGCGCAATGCTCTCCGTGGCGCCGGGCCACAGCTCATACACCCCGTTAAATACGGCGAAGTATCCCTCAAGATAAAGCTCATCCCCCTCTTCCCGGGTGGTCATGTTCTCCATGGGAAGGTATCTATGCTCCACTCTGCTCACCTCCTTGTACCAACTTCCCCTGATCCCCCAAACGATCCGCAGGCAAATAGTTTTCCAGAGCCAACAGTTCCGCCATTTCCGGGTCCGGGGGAAGGTTCAGCCAGCCGCGCCACTCATTCCGGCGCAGGGCCATCCGGTCCACCATCTCCGATCCAGCGGAAACAAGCTCTGTCACGGAATAGCTGTACAAGCTCCAACTATTAAACCGAAAGAACAAATCCGGGGCATCCAACAGCTTTTTGGTCAGCTCCTGCTCGATCAGCCGGGCCAGGGGCATGATGGTCATATTTACGAAATTGTTCCAGGCGTCCCGGTTAAAGTCTCCCACCCCCAACACAAAGGGCGGAATGCCCAAAACAGCGGCGACCGTCCGCTTGTCCAGGGTTACCATGGCGTCCAAGGCCAGGTCCGACAGGGTCAGGGGCTTCACCTGTTCCACGGAGAATTGCTCGGCGGGGATCAGCCAGGGCTCCCCGGCCTCTCCGCTCATGGCGTAGGATTCCAACAGCTTTCTCCGTCCCTCTGGGCTGGAAAACTCCTCAATCATGCCGTCTACCTTGACGATCAACGATGGTTTCCACTTGCTCTCCAGGAATCCTTTTTGCGTTGCGGACGCCTGTTTCAGATTATCCGCCACGGCGGCCAGGGACACGCGGTACCCTGTCCCGCGCCACGGGTAGAGGCTGTCCGGGTTTAGCGCGAAGTGCAGGACCTTATCCGGCTTGTACGCCCGGCCCGATATAACAACCTTGTAGCCCCACCCATCAGGGATGAATGAGGCCAAAGCGGGCGGGATCGGGTTCAGGTCCCGGATGATACCGGCGCGGGTGTCCGGGTAGACCACGGCGTTCCCATTGCCCTCCAGATACAGGGTGCGGACGATCCAGTGGACAAACCCCGCCCGTGTCGTATACCGATTCGGGGTTATGTCGATCTTCCGGGCCAGTTCATCCCGAACCCGGATGTCCCCGTCCTCCGTGTTGCGCATGAGGTGAATGGTCATCGAACCAACCAGCCGGGCAATGGTGTCCACACCGGCGGCAATCTCCGGGTTGTGCGCCAGACTGACATACCCTCTGCAAGCCAGGGTGTCAAACATTGCCGCATCACACAGCCATGCGGCGCTGCTGCGGGGTTTGGCGGGCTCTGCCCTTGCTCTCTGTCGTCCTCTCTTGCTCATTGGGTCACCCCTTTCTGCTCGGCCGCTCCCCACCAGTCCCGGCCTCGTTTCTGCTTCTCCATGTTCTCTAAGTACCGTATACAGGCAAACACGGCGGCGTCAAACAGGTCGATCCGGTGTTCCGGCTGCACCTTGTCATACTGAATCATATCGTCTGTTTTCTCCACCGCGGAGACATTTTCCACACAGTATTCAAAGGCTTCGCTGTGCAGGTAGCACAGTGCGCCGTTCTTGGCGCTTTGCTCAATGTAACGAAACCCCTCTGACTTCCGATAGTAGTATTGGGGCTGGTCGATGACCTGGAATCCCGCCGCTTTCATCCCCAGGAAATACTCCCGACAGAACTTCCGATCATGGCCCACCTGCCGGATTTTGAAACCACGCTTTCTCATGTTCTCAAACCAAGCAACCACGTCAGAGTGGTTTACAGTCGGCGAGTTACACAGCGTCAACCACCCGTCTTCTGCCCAGCCGAACAGGGGAATATTGTCTTGATCCGCCTTGAGGTGGGCCGCCACCACCGGGAAAAAGGCGTGGGTGATGATAATATCCGTCCCCTTGTAGTGGCCAAACAGGGCCGCCGCTGTTAGATCGTGGAGCTTGGACAGGTCCGCGCCCCCGTACCAGTCTATGGGCAGCTTGGCCAGTTGGTCCAGGGTCCAGTCATACCCCTGGTCGCTGCGGCGGAACTCCTCAATGTCGAAATAGGCCGCCATGGCGTTGGTGTAGACGTTCAGGCTCTTGGCAAAAAAGTCCTTGCGCTGCTGGGGGTCATTCTGTGCCTGGAGGCTGTCGTTCAGGATTTCCTCCGGGCGGATACTCACCCCATAGGCCGGGTTGGCCATCTCGTGGATGCTCGGGTCCGTAAAATCTACCGACCCGTCCTTCACCCCTTCCGGAGCGCAGCACATAAAAATAAAATACTGCTCGTCCGTAACCGTCCCGTCCAGCACCTTCCGGCAGTATTTCAGCCGCTGTCCCAAAAACGCTTGCTCATTGTCCCCGGCGGTGGAGATGCCGATCAGCAATTTATTGGTATAGGCTTTCATGGCCTCCTTGAAAAGGTTGTACTGCTTAGGCTGCTTAAAGGCGTGAATCTCATCGCAGATGGCGATGTTCGCGTTCAGGGAATCCTGGCTGTCTGGGTTGGCGGCCAGGGCCCGGATATAAAGAGAGCCGTCTCCCAGGTCCGCCGACAAGCTGTGCTCGTTGTGGTTGTCGATGATCCGCACCGACCCACCGTCCTTGGCATCCTCCCCCATCCTGCGCACGTTGTATGCCAGGAAGTTATAGGATTCCATGGACTGCATGAGGGCCGCCGAAGCAATGTACATTTTGGAGCCCGAGCGGCGATACAGCAGAGACAGGGCCCAGGCCAGGGAAGCCGCGAAGGAAGTTTTAATATTCTTCCGGGGGATGTATATCAAGGCTTCATGGAATCTGACCAGCTCGGTCCCGTCGAGCTTAAATCCCACCAGATTATAAATGATGAATTTGTGGAAGGGCTCCAAGAGGAAAGGCTTCCCCCGCAGCGGCGTTCCATCCAGGCGTTCCCCCTGCTGGTGGCACAGGGTCTTTTCGATGACCCCAATGCAGAATTCCGGGGCCTTGTGGTCCATCCAGTAGTCCGGGTTGTCCAAGTCGTGGAAGAACCGTTCCACCGCCTGTTTCAGTTCGTCACAGGCGATCTTTCGGCCATCCCGGATGGACTGCGCGTACTCCAAGACCTCCGGCCAGTTTTTCGCCTTGGTCCTATTCAATGCTGGCAAGCACAGCGGCCAAACTGGGCCGCTTCTCCTTTTGCATGACGTCTCCGGTCATTTTCCGGTAGCTGCTGGGGGTCATGCCAAGTTCCCGCCAGTACGCGAGGGCGGACTTGTTCAGATCATCCCACAGCACAAGCAAGGGGTTCTTGACCGTGTTGGTGGACCCGCCCTGGTTGGTATGCGCAATCACCGAACGGGCCCCGTCCAGTTCAAACTCCTCCCTGGTGCAGTCCCGCTGCGCCAGGATGGCGGCCAGGGCCTCAATCACCGCCTCATAGGTGTCAATATCGGTCCCCATTGCCGTTAATTGTTTGATAATTCGATTTTTCCACTTTGTTTTGGTCATTTTATACCCCTTAAAGATGGAATTTCACGCAGAATGGGAAAAGCCGCACAAGGGCACCGACGGTCCCATGACAGAGCGCGGAGAGAGGTGGGGGGGGATCAAATAATTCCCCGCCGTTCCCCGGGAATCCGGGTTCTCCGCATGAGCGCCATCCCTTTCTCTGTCAGCGCCCCGGTTGTTCTGTCATGCAGCGCGTTGTGCTCGGCTCTGCTCAACGCAATCAGATTCCACGGGCAATACGCGTATTCCGGGTACTCATCCACTGGATAAATGTGATGAACCACCTCTGCCGGGACCTGCTTTCCATATCGCTTGGACACCTGACACCGGTATCCATCCCGGCGCAGGATTCCTGCGGCCAAATGTTTCCACTTGTGCGTGCTGTAAGAAAACACAATATTTTTCCTCCAGTTTCATCAAAAAACACTTGACTTTTATGCGCATAATACGTATAATATATTTGTAAGGAGGACAGGACATGAGACCGCGAGACGTTGAAAAAATGATCGCAGCGGACGGCTGGGTCTACAAAACCACAAAGGGAAGCCACAAGCACTTTGTCCACCCCACAAAACCTGGAAAGGTTACCATCCCCCAGCATGCCGGCGACACCATTGACGCAACCTTACTGAAAAAAATCCTCAAGCAGGCGGGGCTGAAATAAGCCCCGCCGGAAAGGAGTTCTTATTCTTATGATGAAATTGGTCTATCCCGCTTGCTTCTACCAAGACCCGGAGACAGGAAACTACACGGTAGAGGTCCCCGATCTTCCGGGCTGTGTATCCGGTGGCCCCACATTGGCCGATGCCATTCTCATGGCGGAAGACGCTGCCAGCGGTTGGGTGCTGGATGAACTGGAAGAAGGGAACCCGGTTCCCCCTGCCAGCGTCATGGGCACCGTCACACCGGACGCCGGTGGATTCGTCAGTCTGCTTACTCTGGATATGGATGCCTATGCGGAAAAGTACGGGAGCAAATCTGTACGAAAAAATCTGACGATCCCCGCTTGGCTCAACACATTTGCAGAAAAGCATCATATCAACTTTTCGCAGGTTCTCACCGATGCCCTCACGACAATCTATCAGCAGCGAAACTAAATCTTCAGAACACCGCCCCGCATAGGGCGGTGTTTTTTTGCCTGCCCCTGTCTCCTGCAACCGCGGGGCGGCAGATATACCCCTTGCGGGGTATGTTGCGGATTGTGTCAGGCTTTCCGCGGGCCTGTTTGTACTTCCGCACGCACCTTCACTTAGATTGTCTGCGTCTCCAACCGCAGGTTTCAGTGAAATGGCGAATGGTACGTGCTTCGGTTCACTTTGCGGCCGCAAAGCAATTCGCTGATTCGATAGAAGCACAATCTCCTTCCATCAAATTTCCCCAGCTGGGAATGGTCACCCGTTTTGGAGTTGCACCAAAATCTGCTCTGGCCGGGTGATAGGGAGGCGAGAACAAGGCTCGCGCTCCCAAAGAAAAAGGAGGTACGCCCGATATTGAGACCGCCTCGGAGCCGGGCGAAGGAGGAAGAAAATCTTCTGTTTTATACATAGCGGCAAAGAAAATAAATTTTCTTTGCCTGCGTATGTATAAAACCATTTCCTGCCTAAATTATATAGCAGCTCTCCATTTCGGTCAAATTGTTAGACGATCTTAACACTTTGTTTACAATTTCAGTTTTGTTTCTATGTACGTAATTCCAACCGCATACGCCGCCCATACATCGGAAGAAAACCCATAGAACCAATCTGGGTTCTTTTTGGTCCCCTTCCCGTTTTTTAGATCATGGGTTGCAAATCGGTCAATCAGTGCGCGGCGGATATTGGCATCCTTGGCCCTGCTGTCATGGCAGAGATGGAGCTTTTCATCCTGGCGGTATATGTAGTCCACTGGCTTCTGTGCTGCTTGCGTGAATCTCCCCACCCATTCGCAGGTTTCAAAAACATTGCGTCCAACCGGCATGCCGTAGCTTGCCAAGCGTTCAATGACTACAAGATCATACTTCTCCAACTGGAGAATCAAAAGGACCACGGCATTTTGTTCTTTGCCAAACCGCAGCGGACGTAAATCTTCGCTGTCTATGAAGCAATAGGCGCTCTGCTTGTCCCCTGGGTCAATCGCTAAGATTGTCATTCATTGCCCTCATGCTGTCCGCCCTCCCCGTCGTGGATGGAGCCGATTCTTTTCAACATCAACCATCCGATATTTTCAATCGTGAGAGGTGTCCCAATTCCAGTTTCACCGCGTTCTCTGGCAAAGTAACCGCCATTTTCAAAGCCGACAACGTATATATGTTCCATTCCATTCTGGCTTTTAAGTAGGTCGTCACAGAAAATAGGTTCCTCTGATTCATAGTCTACCTGGCCGGTGTACTGGCAAACTGTGGATGGGTCTACCTCAACTTGCGTTCCTGCAATATCGTGAATATCACAAATCTCATGTACATCAAGGACGCCTACCGGCCCTATATAATACCCTTCCACCCATTCCCCATTATCCAGCCGCTTGGCTTTGAAAAGGATCTCTCTCATTCTGCACCTCCGATGATCTCGTCAAGGGTGACAGTCTCGTTGGGGCGAAGAGATGGAAACAAAGAGGGGTCGAGTGTTACAATGATAACTGTCCTGTTGAAAACTCTAACGCCGAAGCCGTACATCTCAATGCTTTCTGCCTCTGAGTATAACATCTTGATAGCCTTTGCTCTCTCCACCTCCTGCTCCGTCCAGCGGGGCTTGCGGATGATGTTTCCCGGATGATTTATAAGATTATTAAGACATTCCACGGTGGAGGTTCCCCAGCAGTTATTTGATATTCCAATCTGAAAGGTGCCATATTTATTGATTCGGAAGCGTCCAACTGTGTTTCCTCTGATTTCAAATGATTCTTCTGGTTCAACCCCAAGCACCTCGCAAATTCTCGGCTTGCCCATGCGAGCGCCATAAGAGCAATAGTCCGTTTCGGTAATTTCCATTCCGGACGATGGGCAAATCAGAAATCCCTTCTTGTTGATTTTTGCGTCCTGGTAATATTGGCAATCTTTACAGCGCACCACCTCCGCAACGTCGGCGGCGGGGATATCCATAAGCTCGAATACGCAATCCTCAAAAATCTGTACTGCTCTTTCGTCGTTTTCTTCTTCGCAATCGCGACGATAGTTTTCAAATTTCTTAACAGCTATCGCCCTCTCAATGTACTCCTTCATTCCTTTTCCCTCCGTAGTGCGGCCTCGGCTTCCTCGCGGGTCAGAAAGACGGTTTTTCCAATCACTTCATTCCAGTAGTAGGGAAAGCCACTACCCATTACCCATACTTTCCACCTCGGTCTTGGTGTAAATGGCTCCCATGTTGCGCTGCATACTATTTCCTCATAGACTTTTCCGTTAAAAACTCGGAAAATCTTTTGGCGCAGTTTCACGGGAGGGATGCCACACAGCCCCTCCCTGTCCGCCTGGGCCAGTTCGCGGAGGCGGTCAGGCGTAACGCCCAGAAGCTGGCCTGTCAGTTTTAGCAGTGCGTCCTCGGTGAATGCTCTCTTAAAGTCCTCCGGCTCCATCCCCGTGTTCTCGTAGGCGGCAAGGCGGTCAACATCATCCCCACGGAACTTTTCTGGTACTCCGCAATCACCATAAATGGCATCGCCTACAAGATAATAGCCCAATTCGTCTCTCTGCGTTGCTCGTTCCATGTTATTTCTCCTTCTGATCACGCGGCTTCTGAATATTCCACCTTGCTGTGCCGCCGGGATATTTTGACGGGATAACCATGATTCCGTTCTCTCTCGTGATTTCCTTCATCCGCTCCAACTCGGTATTTTGCTCTTTCAGCAACGTGTCCCGCCGTTCCAATTCTGCGGTCTGCTGGGCAATCAGTTTTGATTTTTGTTCCAGCTCGGCCCGCAGCTTCTCGTTTTCGGCCTCTAAGCGGTCCGCCCGCTGGTTCTCCTTGTTCCATAGGTCTTGCCCGCTTTCACCCAGCAGAGATTTCAGTCTCTTATTTTCGGCCCAGAGCGTGGAGAGGGCGGTGTCGGCGTCATCCAACAGGCCAAATACGCCGCATTCAAACGGGGTACAATATCCCTTTCAAAATCTTTTGCTTTCAGGCGCTCAATCAGCTTTTCGTAGTCCATCAGGTTTCCTCCTCTCATACCCTCCGGCGGGCGGCGGTCAGGCGGCGCGGGAAGGTGCATCCAGTATACCGGCATATCGTCGCAATCAGTGTAAAATCCGTCATCTGTATAAGCACACCAAAATGTGACGTGCTCATCTACATCATGCCACCAACCAACCGCCATGTTCCCGCTCTTAAAGAGCATGAGCACATCCTGCTTCTTTTCTGGCAGTCTTTCCTCCACGCTCACCCACTCGTTCGGCGGGGTGAGGGTGGGCATACCCAAAACAAGATCCTCTGCCCGCTCCCTGTCCTGTTCGCTGTCCCAGCTACACACTTGGATTTCAGCCATCAGCTCACTGGCATCAATCGCCCTTTCCATATTTCAGCGCCTCCTCTGTCGCAATCATCTCGATTACCGGAACAACTTCAAAGTCTCTGTCCCACGAAGAACATCCGCTTCTGGCTTGCGCTTCGGAGCGATATGTCTTGACAGAAACATCTTTCACTTCAGTGGTCGGGCGGAAACTGAAATGTTTGGAAAGCCCACACCAAACCTCAGTTCGGTTCCGTCGCATAACTACATACCGTTTGCGCTCAATCCGCATCTTTCAGCGCCTCCAATCTCTTGCACACAGCCCGCTCACAGTCGGACAATAGTAACCTCTCGAATAGCCACCACGGCGTAATGGTCAGAAGAATAATCCACGCTATGTCACTCAGTAATCTCATGCGGCGCCTCCATCCTCTTCATCACCATCTCCACGGCCTCGTCCGTCATGGGAGCGCCGCAGTACCCACAAAAATTTAAGAAGTTATCCGGGCTTTGCTTTCCGCACTTTGAGCAGTAAAGGTCGTCATACTCACACCGCTCGTCAACCGTGACCTCGTGCTGTTCGCCCATGTCGTCAATGCCTTTGACGCGATGAAAGCCTCCACGGTGCTTATGACGCTTTACCCACTCACCTCTCCACACCTTCTCCACCCGCTCCCGGCTGACGGGGCGGAGGGCGGAAATAGCTATATCAATCGCTTCGTCCAACCGTCTTCTGTCCCACCAAAGCCCGTTTTTCAAGGTATCAATCGCTTCTTCCCGTGTCATGACTGGGCCTCCCCTTTCGTACTGATTTCCCCGCCGCATGCCATATACCCCGCGCCATCAATCCAGCTATCAATGTGCTCCGGGTTTACAGATGCCCGGGCAATCTTGAGCAAGGCCATCATGGCCGCCACATCCTCCGACTCTAACTGCACATGGACCCCAGCGGCAACACACTTCGCACTGAGGTAGGTGTGCCAAAATTCCGCAATCAAACGGAAGCTATTTTCTGGAATTCCATAATCCTGCTCCCGATCTCCACACACGCACTTCTCCGCAGCGGCGAGAATTTCTTTTCTTGTCATGGGGTTCCCTCCTTCTTCTTCCTTGGCATTCCAAACCTCTGCGCCATATAACACTTCCTGCCACAGTAGATGTCCTTGCCTGTGGTTGAGAGAAATTTTGTTTTGCAAACCGGGCAGGTTTTGATCTTCCATGTCTCTCTATTCATTGCTCAACTCCTGATAGATCCGGCTGGCCACCACATCCCGGCTGCCCTGGTACTTTCCGTGATACTGTCTTAAAATCTCGCCGGTGGTGGTCTGATAATAAATCTGGCAAATCTCCATGCCGGGGTACACCCGCACCGGCTGCACGCAGGTCAGTTCCAGGGTCCAGTTCCCAGAAAAGCCCACATCGCCAAACCCGGCGGTCACGTGGACAAAGATGCCCAAGCGTCCAATGGAGGACCGGCCCACCAGCATGGGGACCAGGTTGTGGGTCTCGGTATATTCCATGGTTTTAGCCAGGTAGAGCCACCCAGGGTGCAGCACCAGGCCCTCCTCTGGGATCATCAGCCGCCCCGTCCGGTTGTCCTGCTTCGGGTCCAGGACAGCCTCCTTGTAGGCCATCAGCTCGGGGGACAGCCGCAGGTTGTAGCTGTTTGGTCCCAACCGGGATTCATCCCAATCGCTGATAATGATGTTGCCCGCCTCCCGTTGGAGTTTGATTTCATTGCCGGTTAGAATCATGTCGTCTCCTCCAGTTTTATCTGTTCTGGTTTGAATGCGCTGTCTTTGATGTCCACATAACGCACGGTCCCGTATTTCTCCAGGTCACAAGCAATCGCCTCCCGCGTTCCTTCGGGATTCTCAAGGCTGGACGGAATGGGCCGCAGTTTTACGGTGATCTCCCACATGGCTCAAAGCTCCAACAGGCGGCAGAGGGTTCCCTCTACCCGGGCCATGGCATGCCGTGAGAGATAGTCCTTTCTGCGCTGCAAGCTGCGCTCCGGCAGTGATTTGACGTGCTCCAGGACCGCCACATAGGTTTGGCCTTGGACACTCTCCACGGCGATATGGGACGCCGCCGCGTAGCGTTCCCGGGACACCAAGGGCGCCGCCACCACGCATCCGGTTTCCCGGTTGTTCTCGGCGGAAGAGAGAATCAGCACCGGCCTGCCGTAGTCCTTCTTTCCGCCCCGATACCGGTCGGTCAAGTAAATTTCGCCTTTGTGAATCATGTCTGCCTCCTTGCTGTGCGCCAGTTCCTTGCTCTGGAACAGTCAACGTAATATCCGCCTGCCATCTCAAACAGCCTTGAGCCGATGGCTTCATCGCCCCGGAGAATCGCCTCCAGCGTGTTCTCGCTGGAAAGAATGGTGGGCTTTTTGCTGATGTATCGTGCGTTAATCAGCTCGAATGCCAGGTGAACATCCGCCGGCCGAATTTCCCCCTTCCAGAAGTCATCCAGATAGAGCAGCGGCGTATTTTTCAAGGGTTCGGTTTCCTCCCGAAAATCGTCCCGATCATTTCCAACTGCCTTGGCCCGTCGCGCAAACTCCCGCCACGAAACATACAGGCCGGGTTTGCCGCCCTCAACGATGGCCCGGAAAATGGTGGTGCATAACGTCGTTTTCCCGCAGCCCGGGGTCCCGCAGATGATGAACCAGGAGGGATCTCCTGCCGCGATTTGCTGTACGTAGTCTTGCGCCATGGCAAGTGCTTTCCTCTGCCAGGTCTCCGGCGTTTTCCAGTTCTCCCAGGTGCAAGCCGCCAAGGCATCCGGCGGGATTCCGCTGCGGTCCATGGCCCCCATGGCGTCACGGATGCTCTGGCATTTGCAGCGCTGAAACCGCAGCGCCCCATTTTCCTCCACCGTCATGTACCCGCCCCGGTCATGGCACGCGGGGCAATGATAGCCTTTCAGCGTCCCGGGGGTCGCGTTGAAAAGTTCCGCCCGTTTCCGCTGTGCTGCGAAGAAATCAAAACGGCTCGTCGTCCCAGCATCCGTCAGTCGCGGAGGGGAGTTTGTCGATGATTGGGCCCTTGTTGGGAAGTCTTGCAAATGGATCATCCTCCTTTGCCCGCTTTTTCTTCTCGTCCTGGAGCCGGGTTACCACCCAGTTCAGAATGGCTCTGTAATCGCTCTTGTAGGTCTTCCCCGTCGCCCCTTTGTAGTTGTCCAGAATCTCGATCAAACGCTCGGTGTCGGCGGGGCCATGAGTGTCAAGCAACTTCTGGTGCTCGGCATTGGTCATGGAAACAAACTCCGCCCATTGGACCTTGGGCTCTTGTTCGGATTCTCCGGCAGTTTTTTTCTTCTCCGTTTTCGCGCGCGCCCTTTTACGTGGGGGGGTGGGAGAGAAAGGGGGATTATAGGGGGATAGAGAGATAGGGGTTTCAGGGGAAAGAGAGGAAGGGGGAAGAAAGGGGGGAAGAGAGGAGGGGGAGCGTCCATTTTGGACAGCAATTTGGACGTTATTTTGGACACCATTTTGGGCATTTCCCTGTTTTCTCGCATGATAATATCGTTTGCTATACTCGTTTTTCTCGCGTCGTCTCCGGCCTCTCCGACGAATGGATTCTAATATCCCCTGCTCAATTTCCCCCCAATTTTCCTCCGCCTCCCCACCAGCAAGAAGGGCCAAAATGACCCTGTCCCGCTGAATGGGGGTAAGGGGAAGTAGGAGGCTCCGATCCTCCTCTGTGAGGGAAAGCACAATCATAAGCGAATCCCAGAGGTAGAGATCGAACCCCCGCGTTTGGATAAGAAGGCTTTCAATTCGTCCGGGGAAAAGTAAACCCGGCTGCCAATGTTGACTGCTTGAATATCATGAGATTCCCTCAACCTATCCAGAGTATCGGTGCTGATATTAAGGGCCTGAGCGGCCTCTTTCCGGGTCAACAACAATTTTTCCATTTTATGCTCCTTTCTCAACACGGCAGCGGTCCGTCCCCACTGTCATTGTCCCAGGGTAAGGGTTCATTATCAGGAATGGCGGCGAAGCCGTTCGAGGGCGCTGCGGCCTTTTTCAAGGGCTTGTCCGGGGGCAAGGTGTATTCCCCGCTGCGGACCCGATCTGCGCTCATGGCGCGGAAAGGACGTACCGTCCATCCGGTTTTCCCGTTATAGGACCATTCCTCATTCCGGAAGAGGATGCCCACCAACTTTCCCACCAGGGAAGTTTCCTCCCAGTTCCAGGTGTACCCGGGGTTGGAGTGCTCAAAGGCGGTGGTCAAGCCTTTGAAGGAGCTCTTTGTCCGTTCGTCGTTGTCAGTCCCATCGTCTTTGGGCAGGAAATGACGCAGAACTCCCTTCCACTTTTTATCCTGTATGGTGTTGGCCTTAAATTCTTTGGAGAAGAACCCTCTCTGCTCTCCCTCCTCAATGTCGAAGAGGACCAGCAGTTGGGGGCCATAATTGGTATCCGCAAAGGATACCTGCTTGACCCGGCAGACATAGGCGTCCAGGGGGAGTTTGGGACGGTCAGAGAACTCCTGCACGGAATCCCAATTTTTCGGTTTTTGAATCATGGTTTTTGTTCCTCCTCGTGGTTGATTTGATTTAATTCATTTCGGATTGTATCCAGAATGCCGATCATGGAGAAAATAACTTCTTCCTGATAATGAAGAAGTAATATGCAAGACTTTGACAGGCTGTTTAATTCTTCATTGATGTCAGCTTTGTTCTCCGGTGCTTGGATCATTCGCTTTGTTCCTCCTCTGTGTAAAATATAAGGGGGCATCTGCTCCCGATGTATTTGTCTGGGTACTCGCAAATTTCCCCGTTGAGACCGCAGCTGCGGTAGTTGCGGCGGTAGTATTTGCACTGACAGCAACGAATGTCCACGTTATCCTTAAAGTCAACGGGAAACGTTACCTCGACCATGGCGCGGGCGCGGATATATTCCTTCACCCCGTGGGAGAATTCAGCCATTGTCTGTCGCCTCCTTGGGAGATGTGGTGGGGAGCAGCCCCCAATACTCTCTAATCCGCTGATCGACAAATTTCAGGTCATTCTCAATCTCCAGGTCAAACATTTCTTCGGGCGACTTGGAAATGTCCATTCCATTGGATTGGGTGCGGAAGAAATGGCGATCCCCTTCCACCATGCAGCGCAGACAGATTGTGACCATCCCCTCAATGCAAACCTTCTCGTCCAGCAGCTTTCCAATGGTCCGCAGCTTGGTTTCTCCAAAATCGGATGTAGTTTCGTGCATGAGGATATAGACGATGACATCCTCTGGAAGCTGTGCCTGAATGAACATCAGCAGCCGCCAAAAGTTGTCCGCGATATCGTTGTAGAGATCGAATGTTGAACTTCCCGCCTTGGGGGCGGAGTGACACTTCATAAAGGTATTCGTCAAAAGGTACCCAGCGTCATCAATGACAGCGGTTTTGGTGGGCATCTTTTGCAGGCCAGTGGTAATGGTCTGGTAGCTGTCTGTCTTCATCTGGTATCGGAAGGTCCCGGGGAAAGGCAAGCGTTTGCCCACCACGTTAATCAAAAAGATTTCATCTGGGGCAAAGTTTTTCAGAGAACGGGACTTCCCAGACCCGCTCTTGCCATAAATCAAAACTGGAATCCCGATAAGTCACTCCCCCTTTTCGCCGCAGTCCAGGTATTCCTGAAATAGGTCCATCTTCTCGTCCAGATAGGCCGACATGGTGAAACTGTTATATAAGAACATGTAATCCATGAAGTCATCCAGGCATGTGTCCATGATAAAGTTCCGGCATGTCCTGGCAGAAACCTCTATAACCACCTTTTTGGGGAAAAAGTTGATTCGTTCCTCCATCTTGACAAACCTCCAATTTTTGTTACAATAAAGTTAAGCGGAAGAAACATAGCTTATTTTTTCAAGTATTCTCCTTTCTGAACTCTGCCGGTGCTGCAAACCGGCAGAGTTTATTTTTCGCCTTTTCCACGGAGTTCTTTTTTCCATCGGGTGATAACCGTGGTATTCACGCCGTAATGGTCGATCAGCTCATGGTATCGAAGAAGCTTCTCCTTCTCTGGAAAGTCCGCCGGCATGGGAATAAGGGGGCGGCCCTGCTTCGTGCGAAACTCACGCGGACAGCGCCCGTTGCAATCTGGATTGGTACAGTTCAAGCACCGCTGAATCTTCTCCGGGGAATCCCACACAGGGACAACCCCATTTTTGCTCTTTCGTCGGTCACAGCCGGGCCCAGAGGGAACGGTGTTCCAAGGCTTCCTCCCTTCGGTCTGCACCTTGACCCCGTTGATCTTCACCATATCCCCACCCCCTTTCGCACCTGGGGCAGAGATATACCTTCTCTCCAGGTTCCAGGGCGGACACGTTCCACCGCTGCTTACACCGGCGGCAGAGACGATACACCGCGCCCCTCATACCACACGGAAGGGAATGCCCCGGCGGGCCAAGGCGGCGTTGATCCGGCTCTTCCCCATCTCCCTTCTGCGCCGGGCCTCCTGGCGCTTTCTGGCCGCTGGGGCAATGGCCCGCAGCAGGATGTCCATGTCATGGCGTTGCTTGATCTCTTGTACTGGGTTCATTCCAAGTTCTCCTTTCTAAACCAGTTCCTCTTTCTCCCCCTCCATCCAGCGAATAAAGGCAAGGCGGGGAATCTTCACCCGGTTTCCAATCCGTGCCACCGGGAACCCTAAACGCTCCGGGCACTGCCGGGCCGCGATCCGGATATACTGTGGGTCGCAGTCCAACACATCCGCCACGATGGCAGGGGTCAGGGTGTCTTTCTTGAGGGTACGGACGTCCTCTAAGGTCATGGGGGAATCAGCTCCTTCCTGATTACAGAACCATCCACCTGAGCATGATGGTTACAAAATATTGTTTTCTTGTGTTTTGTTTGTTTTTGTGCTATATTGTTGTTGCAATAAAATGCAAGGAGGTGGTCGTATGACCGAATTTTTGCATTTGCTACGTTCGCGCTGAATCAGAGAGACAGCACAAAAGAGGAGTGTACATAGTCTTTTGTGCCCGTTGCTGAAACCGAATTGCCGATGCGTGCAGGAATTTCAGAACCGTCAGCTGGTCTTGATCTGAGGGCAGCTTTCCAAGTAAGTCATTCCTACATATTCCGCAGTCTGGACCTGCGTGAGTTGCAGGGTGCCACAAGAATGGCGAGCTCCAACTCGTCATTGAGACTTGGCCAAGTCTCATGCATGGCACGGCGCGTAAAAATTCCAGCGGGGTGGGGGATGTTTTGGAGAGCATTTCCCACCTTGTTTTATTGAGATTTCTCAAACGCCTCCAGAGATTCCATCGTTATCCTGTAGTTTCTACTGTTGATTTTTACAGCGTTCAACCTCCCGGTCCGAATCCACCTCCAGACGGTGTCTTCGGAAACATTGTACCGGGCTGCCACTTCTTTGCAGGTGAAGAGTTCCTTAATCATAGCCTTTTCCTCTTGCTCTCTTAATCTACATTCAATCGTTTTCGGCATAGGTTTTCACTGCAATTTCCAAAACAACCTTCGGCACACCATCTCCAACAACCAGTTTTTGCGATATGACCGAAGGGATAAGAACTCCATTCAGCAGACAGTCATACCCTGTATCTGTTCGCTCGATTGCAAAGTCAGCCTCACCGCCAACAACCGGAAAGTTGATTGTTCTATTCATAGTTTCACCTCCTCTCTCAGCCCACTACATCCGTCAAACCCAAAAGGTAATCCACAGATCTTCCGGTCAGATTTCTCAGCTTTTCCAAAACTGTAGAGGGAACCACACTCCCCTCCCTCCATGTTGGCTTTAATCCGCAGTATCGCAGAAAAGAGGACTTGTATGAAAACCATTACAAAACGACAGATAAAGAAATACAGCGCTTATTCCACTCGTAAGATAATTTCATTGCAAGAAAACGGAACGCTTTCAGATGATGATGTGCGAGAAATAATAAACTATGCCAACCGTCATCCTCCGTCTAACGCAAGAAAAGCCATTCGCAGAGTTAAAAGAATGTTTGTTTTTCAAGCAAAGCAATTAAACTTGAAAAATATTTGTTCTAAAGCAAGTCGGTTAATTCTCTGGGTTTGCGCTGTTGGTGGCTTCCTACTTTCTCTTATCCAATTTATTCAGAATAAGTAAAAGACAAATCGTTTGGATAAATACCATGCAAAGATAACCTATATGCATTTATAATCACCTCCTCTTTCAGATTGTATTTTTTACTCTTGTTCGTGTTTTTGAACTTTCTCGCGAAGAAAATATTCAGGGATAGCGCTGTGTGGGAATAATAGTACATCCGCTGCTTTAATCATTTCTTTCTGCGAAAATTCAAGATGATTGTTTAATCTCTGGCTTACAGACACTCTTCCAAGGCCGATTGCATCTGCAAACGCATCTTGTGTCCCACAAATTTCTCGAATTCTTCCTCGTAGCTTAGAATAGTCGAAAACTGGGTTCTGCAAAGATATCATCTCCTTTAGTTCGCTTTTTCTGAACTCAGTATAGCACGCGAAATATCCCTTGTCAAGCGGATAGCTCACTTTTCTGAAATTTATTTTCTCTTTTTTGTTTTTTGTGTTGCGTTTTCTGAACACCCATGTTATATTAGATTCAACAACAGGCAACGGAAGTGATTTTTATGGATACGATAGCACGCCGGTTGCAAATGGCGCTTGACATCAGGAATATGAAGCAATCTGACTTGGTTGAAACAACTGGTATTGGAAAGTCCTCTATCAGTACGTATTTAAGTGGAAAGTATGAGCCAAAGCAAAGAAATATATATAAAATGGCAAAGGCATTAAATATAAATGAGGCTTGGTTAATGGGCGAAGATGTGCCAATGGAACGGGATGAGAAGTCTAAACCATCCAATGTTGAAGATTTTAATGACCATTATGTCGCGCCCATTGTCGGGACTATCCCAGCGGGCTATCCCGGCTTGGCGTTTGAAGATATTGAGGGTTACGCCAGTATCCCATATAAAGATGCGGAAAATTATTTCTTTCTCCGTGTATCAGGAGAATCTATGATCAATGCAGGGATTCAAAGTGGAGATTTGGTTTTGATCCGGAAACAGTCCAGTGCAGAATATGGTCAGATTGTCGCTGCCCGTGTCAATGGAGATGAGGCCACCCTTAAAAAATACAAGCCGCAAGGAGACACCGTATTGCTCTTGCCTGAGAATCCAGACTTTGAACCAATCCTTGTCCGTGCAAAGGACTTTGATGATGGATACGCGAGCATTATTGGTGTGGCAATAGAAGTTAGACATACTCTATGAGGAGGAAATTTACTATGTTAGAAGAAAAAATTTTATCCGTATTGGAACGGGGACAAGCTCGAAAATTTACGCGCACAACTTTTATATAATATTGTTTATTTTTCGCTTGAAAATATATCTTATATGTAATAAGATTGTGATAAGGGGAATAGTATGAATCGAGATGATGTTCTCGCTTTCTTGGCAGCGGCATTTGGTTCTATTGCAATCGATTCAAGTTTGAGAGATGAACTCGTGACAATCATCTCGCGTTCTGGCTTTGAGAGGAACTTTTTCAATCTTTTATTGGTCCGCCTCAAATACCTTTCGGAGCATGGCACAGCAGCTGTTTTATATCGAGAAGGCTTTGAGTCTCTCTCAAACAAAGCCGAGGGGATATACAGCATGCGTCTGATTGGGAAGGGATTCAATATACGGATTCTATATGCGTTTCTTCCCAACGGGGCGCCCGCTCTGTTGTTAGGATTCCACGAGCGAAGCGGGAAGCGTATTTCCTCTTATGGGCCCCACATTCCTGTGGCGAAAGCCCGCCTAAAATCTTTATTGGAGGCGTATAGTCATGACGAATCAGAATGATATTTTAACGTTGCTCTCATCTTTATCTGATGAATTTTCTGCAGAAGATCTTCGCTTTTCTGACATTGCTTCAGATTTGGCCGCACAGATCATCGAACGCCGGGTTGCGCTCGGACTCACACAAAAAGAGCTTGCGGAAAAACTCGGGAAGTCACAAGCCATTGTGTCTAAGTGGGAAAATGCAGATTGCAATTTTCAGATCAAAACTTTGATTGAAATTTCTCAAAGATTGAATTTGCCTTTAACTATCTCATTCAGAAGTCCTATCTCTGAAACAAAGACGTATTTTGTCTCTCCGACGCCAGCAGCCACCGCAGCTTCTGTTGCTAAGTACGTTTCCGCAACTTCGCCAGAACCTTCCTGGCAGAGCACCCAATAAGCCTTGTTTTTCCTGTGACCGGAGGTATTGATATGCAAATGTATACCAATCAATTTACCATCGCCATGAATTCCGATGGTACCGAAGTTATGATCAATTTTTCTCAAAGCGTCCCGAAAGTTCCAGGCGGCATAAAAACAGGAGCAGCTTCTGAAATGCCGACTGAACATATCCCTGTTTCGACTCTGGTGATGACTGGGCAGTGCGCCCAAAATCTTCTGAACGCTTTGCAAGAAGTCTTCAGTAAGTACAATACGAACAAAAGCGAAAAATAACAAAGCACTGTCCTTTATGATCTGTTGTATTCCCCATCGATAGATATTTTAGGGTTAGTCGTCCGTATGTCGTCTGCACCAACCTGATAGGAGATCATTATGGATCACACACTTTCCCCTCTCTATACCCAGCTGACCGCCCTGGCCGCCAAGCACGGCGCGCAAAAGCTGGTCCTTTTCGGCTCCCGGGCCAGGGGGGACCATACAGAGCGCAGCGATATCGACTTAGCCGTCTACGGGATGCCCCCAGAAAACCGGCCCTTCTTCTGGGCGGATACCGAGGAATTGGACACCCTTCTCAAGCTGGATATCGTTCATATAACAGACGGGTTAGAGCAGAAATTTTTAGAAAATATTGAAAAGGAGGGGGTCGCTTTGATGGATCGGACCCTGGAAAAACGCGACAAGCTGAACATGGCCCTGGCCCGCTTGGAGGAGGCTCTGGGTGCATACAGAGATACCCCCACCACCGTGGTCCGGGACGGTGTGATCCAGCGTTTTGAATTCACCACAGAGTTGGCCTGGAAGGCCGCCAGGGAATATCTGCTGGACCAGGGCTACACGGAGATCAACAGCCCCAAAGCCGTCATGCGGCAGGCTTACGCGGATGGGCTGATTACAGACCAGTCCGGCTGGCTCAAGCTGCTGGAGGACCGCAACCTGACCTCCCACATCTACAATGACGCCACCGCCGGTGAGATCTTCCAGCGCATTGGTGCAAACCATCTTGCCCTCTTTCAGGCGCTTTCCAAACAGTTGACTGGTGCGGAGCGCTGACGGAGGACAGACCCGTGGCAGATAGGCGGGAGAGAAGTTGAAAAAGTGCAGTAACTCCACCGCCGGGGGCGGTAAGAATAAAAATATTGGAGGAACAAAACATGAAAAAGAGAGTGTTGGCTTTGCTGTTGGGTGGTCTCTTGGCCTTGTCCCTGTGTGCATGTGGAGGAGAACCAGAACCTACGGAAGACACAACGCAGGATTCAAAACAAGAGACAGCACAAGAATCTCAAAAAGAAGAAGCACCTACCGATCTTTCCAAGGCAACATTGGGAAACTACGACGTAGAAATCAAGGATGCGTTTTTAGCAAAAGACTACGAAGGAAATCCTGCTATTGTAGTCAATTACACATGGACGAACAATAGCGAGGACACAACAAGTGCTATGGTTGCCCTTCTTGGAAAAGCATTCCAAGACGGAGTACAGCTTGAGACCGCAATTACGGATGGTTCTATTGAGGGATATGATGCAGAAGCTTCCATGAAGGAAATTCGTCCTGGAACAACGCAAGATTTCCAAGAAGTTTATGTTATGACCAGCGAAACTTCTCCGGTTGAAGTTGAAATGACAGAAGCCTTCACTCTTGAGAATGATATGGTAACCAAAACCTTTGATCCCACTACTTTGCAATAAAAAATAAAAACCGCCCCCGGTGCTACCAACACCGGGGACGGCAAGAGGGCAGTAAACTTTGGACGGGATACTGCCCTCTTATTTTACACCAGAATAGGAGGAAAAGCAAATGAAATGCCGGAAATGCCGTGTGGAAATTCCAGACGACTGCAAATTTTGCCCCCAGTGCGGCGCAAAGGTCACCCTGTCCAAACACACGAAGAGCCGCGGCAACGGGACTGGAAGTGTGTATAAGCGGGGCAAGGTCTGGGTTGCGGCCAAAACCACTGGATACTACATAGACGGAGACGGGAAGGTCAAGCGAGTTGTCCGAACCAAGTCGGGCTTCAAGACAAAGCGGGAGGCCCAGGAATATCTCCCTTTACTAACCAAAGAGCCCGCGGTGAAGGACCGCAGCTTCAAGCAGGTGTACGATATCTGGCAGCCCACCCACCAGGCCGGGGCCTCTACCATGGGGTGTTACAGCGCGGCAATGAATTATTTCAAGCCCGTGTGGGCGCAGAACATCGCCACCATTACCATAGATGACCTGCAAGACTGCATGGACGACTGCCCCAAGGGAAAGCGCACCCAGCAGAATATGAAGGCGCTGTGCGGCCTGCTGTATAAATACGCCATTCCCCGGCACTTGGCCCGGCTCAACATGGCGGAGTTTCTCCGGGTGGGCGGGGAGTCCGGAGAGGAGCGGGAGGGCCTTCCGCTGCATGCGGTAAAGGCGCTTGAGGCAAACCAAGATACCGTCCCCAACGCGGACTATGTCCTGTGCCAGTGCTACCTTGGCTTCCGCCCCTCTGAGTTCCTTGATCTGGACGTGGCCCACTACGATCGGACGGAACGGGCCTTCACAGGGGGAGCCAAAACAGAGGCGGGACGCAACCGCGTGGTCACAGTCTCCCCAAAAATCCAGCCCATCATTGACCGGCTGACAAAGGACAAGATCGGCGGCCCTGTCTTTTGCGGCCCAGACGGCGCCAGAATGCCCCTCAAAACATACCGCGCGATCTTCTACCGCGTCTTGGAACAGTGCGGCATCGAGAACCCCATAGAGGGAGAGGGTGACGCCAAACGCCGGCGCTACACCCCCCATTCTTGCCGCCACACTTTTGCGACCCTGATGAAAAATGTAACGGCGTCCGACAAGGATAAACTGGCCTTGATCGGCCATACCTCCACGGAAATGCTCCGGCATTACCAGGACGTAAACTTGGAGGATCTGCGAAAAATTACCGATGCCATTTAAGAAGCCTACTGCATGCCTATTGCACGCAAAATGTGAAAAAATCCTTTGTTTTCAATGGTTTTTCGTTGTATGGGGTTCAAGAGGCCTTGAGTTCGAATCTCAACACTCGGACCAAAAGTTCCGAAAATCATCTTATTTGGGTGATTTTCGGAACTTTTTTGTTTGATTATTTTTCGATGGGACTTGGCACAATTTCCATTACTGCATACCTATTGCATACAGAAAAACAGCCTTGGAATACTTGGATTCCAGGGCTGTTTTTTACTTTACAGCAGCCCCTTCCGCCCCAGCACCGCAATCACCTCGTCCCGTTTCATCGGGCGCTCCGGGCTGGTACCATCCACGATGCCGGCCGCAGTAGCCTCGGCCCAGTGACCCTCCTCCTGGCTCCAGCTGGGCTCCGGGATGGTCTTGGCGCAGAGCTCTGCTTTCTGCATGAGCTGGTAGGCTTGTTCGTTGGTCATTTCAGAAATCAATTTTGCGATGTCCATGGGTTCATCCTCTCCTTCCAGCCGCCGGTTGACTTCGGCGGCAATCTCTCCGTGCCGGTTATACAGATAATCCCCCGGGCAGGCCTTGGCGGCGAACCACCGGTGAACCGTCATATTCTGCTTGTCCACCTGGCCGATCAGGGATTTATCCCCTTTCCACAGTAGTTTCTTGATCCCATTTCTCCGGCAGATATCCGTCAATAGGTCCAGCAATGCGGCGTAGGCTTTGTCTGATACCGGCCAGTCCGGCGCCCCGCCGTTGTTGGCCACCTCAATGGTGATGGCTCGATGGTCGTTGGAGGCGCTGGAGGTACACCAGGACCGGTTTGCTTCATCTACATATAAAGCAATCCGCCCATCGCTTCCAATGCCGTAGTTGCTGCTGGCCTTGCGGGACGGGTCAGCAAACAAGGCCCCACAAGTCTCTACGCTGGCATTGCCTGCCATGCAGTGAACGGAAACGGTGTCGATTACGTGGTTGCGCCGCCCGGAATGGTTGGGGGATAATTTGGTGTAGGTCACAAGAGGGCTGTTACTCATCTTTATCTTCCCCTTTTCCGTTGGTCATCTCGTCCAGCATAGATTCTGGAATATCATCTTCTGGATGTACAACAGACAGAGTAGCATTCTTTTCTTCCATAGGAATCCCCCTTTTACTTAAAAAGGTCTGCCAGTGTCTTTGTCTTAGACTTCATGTAGGAACGCTGAATATCGTTCCACTCGTCCATTTCCTTTTCCCAGCCGGTCCAGCCCTGCTGCTGCGCATACATGCGGGAGGCGATATCTACATCCACGCCCTCTTTCTCGCTGATAGCCTTAATTGCCATGCGATTCGCATAAAAACGGTTTGCCATACGAATTCTCCTTCTTTGTCTTTAGTTTTTGTTTGCAGTTTCTTTCTCAACTTCCGGCAGGCCCTTGATACTAACCAGCAAGGACAGTATGCCGGACAGTATGGTGGCCGACAGAACCACCGGCCATTCCACCGCAGAAAGCACCGCTGCCGCCCCAATCGTGGCAATGGCGGTCTCTGCCATGGTCTTGATTGCACGGATTCCCGCCGCTTTCCACCAGGCTTTCCATTTCTCACTCATTCCCTTCACCCCCTCTCACAGCCCGATTTTTGCCAGCAGAAACGCAATCACTGCCGCGAAAACAGCCCAGATTGCTTTATCAGCCAACCCTTCCCACCGGCGTGCGGGCTTGATCTGGAGCTCACTCACCTGGCTGAGTGCCGATGTGATTTTGGAGGACATTTCATCCAGCTTGTCCAGAATCTGAACATACTGTTCGTCCCGGCGTGCGCTCTCAGTTTCCAGGGCCCGGATGCGGTCATACATCTCCTTATGGGTCTGCCGGGCCGCATCCAAATGGCTGTTCAGAGACTTCTCCAACATGTTAGCCTTTTGCAGCCCCAAGCATTCATTCCCGGGGTTAAAGGTACACTTGTCCATGGGCATAACAGCCCTCCTCTCTCTGTGTGGGATGGTTCGTCAGGGTTCCACTTCCTCCCAAAACTCCGGGCTTGTCTCCGGGGACCAGGTGTTGGTGTCAATCTTGCTGCGCCAGGTTTTGCCATCTGTAGTACAGCAGTCCCCTTTGGCGTAGGGGGACGTGGAGAGGGAGAGGAAGGGCAGCGCCTTTCCCGGGTCGGTGGACCAGACAAATCCCCACTGGGCGGGCAGCTCCTCCGACTCCTGGGGATAGATTTCACTGTCGTAGACCTGGAGGAGCCGAACCACCCGCCCGGCGCTGGACCGGCAGACAAAGCCATCTTTCTGGCCCGCCTTGCGCTCCAGCATGTTTCTGACCTTCACAGCCTCCGCAAAGTCGGGAATCTTATCCTCTTCGGCATATAAGGCTGTCCCATCCAGAGAGGAAGACCGCTCCTGCAAGTCAGCAGCATCGGCCAAACCTTTGGCTTTCATCGCATCGAAGTAAATTTGATTAGACATAGCTATTCACTCCTTCTTGATATGCGGCATCCAATTCCGAGGTGGAGATCATTTCAGGTTCTGGTTTCGGCTCCGGTTTAGGGGGTGCAGAAAAGGTCTCCGTTTCAGGGTCATAAATCCAATTCTGCTGGACCTCTGTCCCGTCCTCCACATGGAGAAGGGAGGCTACAAATTCGGCGGTGTATCGCGCCTCAATCGGGATGCCGGGGAAAATGGGGGCGATGTCCGGGATAATCTCTTTCACCTTGTTATCTTCAAGTAAAATATACATTCTCTTCTCCTCCTTACCATGTGACTACGACGACACCGCTGCCAGGTCCACCGTCAGAGCCCGCAGAACCGCCAGCGAAGGTACTGTTTCCGTTTGTTGGGAAAACTCTCCAGTCAGTTGATATATATGAGCATCCTGCGCCCCCACCGCCACCGTTACCGCTACCGTTGCCGCCTGAAACGAAGGAATCTCCGCCGGTCCCGCCACCGCCTCCAACGATGTTGGAGCCAATGACATAGCCACCTCCTCCGCCACCTCCTCCGCATTCAAGCAAAGAGTTTTGCCATTTTTTGGCATTTCCTCCGTAACCTCCGCTACTGCCACCACTTCCTCCGTTCCCAGAACCAGCACCACCGCCACCACCGGCCGCGCTTACAATGTTGCCAAACGATGAAGTCCCACCACTACTTCCGGGATGTGGTTCTTCTTCATGGTCCGTTGCTGCGCCTCCTTTTCCTCCATAACCTATTGTAACCGGAATTGACGCAAGGGAATTTAACGTGTGGGTTGCAAATTTAACGAAGCCACCACCGCCGCCACCACCGCCGTTGGCCTCATATCTATCAGGATTTCTGCCAGCACCGCCTCCCCCGCCACCGCCGTAGCCGCCGCCACCACCGCCGCCTAAGCATCCTCCTCTGGAACTCCCCGCTTTACCAGCATCACCACCGCCATTGCTTCCACTACCGCCGCCACCGCCGCCGCCAACACAAACAATTTGCAACACATCACCAATTTTCAGGCCATGAACGGCAGGGTCGAAGGTTCCGCTGCTCTCAAAAATTTGCATTCCCATATTAAATCAACCTCCCAGTCATCAACTTTTGAAAGGTACTCTCTTTTGCGCCGCTGTACGTGCGAAGGGCCAAAAACGCATCTTTCGGCTCACTGCTCTCTGGATCAATCCCCAAGGTATCACACAGGGAATCCGGCAGCACATTGCCCTTGGTGTATGTGCTGCCCTCTTGTGTGGCGTCATCCGCATAGGATAGGACCCCCTCTACAACCTGGCCGTTGTCCAGGGTGATCCGCACCCGGTTCTCTTTTCCCGGCGTCGGCAATCTATCACGCATGATTAAATACACCTCCTGCAATCATAAACAATGTGTTGGCCTGCCTGGTCAGAAAAGCCACCTGCATGGCCTCCAACACGTCCTCCAATGTGTACAATATCTCCTCTATGGCGTTGGCCTCCTGGTAGGTTAAACCCTCCATATCTTCCGGGGTGTCTGGAGCAACGTAGGGGAGACGGTCCCGCAAGGCGGCAATATTGGCCAGATACTGCGCCATCTGTGCGGGCGATGGTATGTCTCCCTCTTGCCAGTCTGTCACCGGCATGGTGTTGACGTGGTACCCCAGGGACCCCAATCGCGCTGTGAGGTACGCCACAGCGGCCCCGACACGGTTTAGGTCCGTGTCGTTGTAGGCCCCTTTCATCCCGGCCAGGAAGGCAGCCTGCTCCTCCGCTGTGGCGGTCCTGTCTACCAGCTTAGCGGTCACGGCCTTGAGCTGCGCCACGTCGGCGGCGGTCCGGTCAAAAATGAGCTTATCTAATTGCTGCGGCATCGCATGTCAGCCCCCCATCATAGCTGTAATTGAGCTGTGTTACCACAGCCTCGCCGTTGACGCCGTACACGTCGTTGATCTGCACGGTGTCAAGCAAATCTACGGCGGGGTTGCCCCGCACGGTGGCCTCATAGGACACCCGACGCTGCACCCAACCGAGTATCCATGCAGCCACTTGGTTGCCCATGGCAGCGGTTACGCAGGGATTGGATACCTCGTACATCCTCTCCATGTCATCCGTGGCTATATTTTTTGCGTAGTACACCAAATCCTCTCCCGCTGCGTCCACGCTGACTGTGAGCTTGACTGCGTTGTACATCTGACCCACCTTGACCTGGGCATCCCCGTGCTGCACATCCCGAGACCACTCGTCTACCCGATCCTTCAGGACCGGGCGGAAGAAGTGCAGGGCGTTATTGCGGTCCACATAGCAGGTACACATGGCTGCCTGAGCGCACAGCCGCAAGCTCTCGCGGATACTGGTCCCCTGTGGGACGGTGTTTGCAATCTCCACGGCTGCCAAACCATCCTCATACACAGCTGTAAACTCCGCTGACGCAGCGGCAAGCAACGCCGCGACAGCCTGTTGGAGCGTCCAGGTGCCGGTGCCAGCTCCGGTGTACTCAACATTATCAAGGGCATATAACCAATCATTAAAAGTGATAGACGCGGTGAGACCACCGTCCTCGCTTTCCGCGTTTGTAAAATAGGCCTGTCCCATATGTACGTCTTGTCCATTTACCGTTAGTGTCCACTGCATATACTGTCCGTCCTGTAGATAGGCATATAACCCAGACGGATTCACCATGTTGTACAGTTGGTCTGAGTTGTCGATCGTGGCATCCACCTCGGCGGAGGGCAGACTTTCCGCCCAGGGGGAAACAGACTGCCGGACCTCCACGCCGGATATACTGCCAACGTCATAGTTATATTTAATGCCAAAGCGGATTCCGCACACTCGAACGCGCCGGTGCGGTATGCTGGAGCTATTGAAGGTGAAGCGCACCCGCCGGTAGTTCTGCGTCGGCAGACTGACAACATGGAAATAGCTGTCCGGCTCTGTCGTCACCGTCCCGATCTGGTCCCCGCTCTCGTCCCAGACCGTGGTGACCACCTGGGCAGGGTGGTTGTCCGGCTGGGTGTTGTCAAAAAGCAAGGTGAACCCAAAACTATCCTGGTTGGACGGGAAGGAGAACTCCAGCCACGGTGGGGAAGCATAGGACCCGTCATCCCCTGATATGGCATCGCTGTTCCAGCCTGTCTGTACGCTGGACACCGGGGACGGATAGATCGCCTTAGACCCATCCAGGACCCACATATTCTTCTCCAGGGACGTGTAGTCCCCGCTCATCTCCTCCACCGCATCCACGGACTGCTTGATCTGGGACACAGAAGAATTCCCGGAAGCATTCGGCGTCGCCAGAGCCGCCGCGTCCGGTGCCACCACGCCAAAGGTAAACGACAGCTCCACGCGCCGGGTGTCGGTGTAGGGCGCGTAGGTATCGGGCATTGTGACCACTCATACCACCTCCTGGGCTGTGGCGGTGAGCTCCACGTTGTACCACATGGGCACGCTGTCCACAAACTTGAAAATCTTTTGGCTGCCGATCTCCACGGCAAAGGTGCCCGCTGCCGTGGCCCCGGTGGCGTCGGGATACTCGATCTGCACGAAGGAACCGCCCCGCACCAAGGGCACAAGCTGGGTCAGGAGACCGGCGGGGACCCACTCCCAGGAGGCGGTGAGTTCCACCCGCCAGCCCAACACGTCCCGGACCGTTTTGCCGGACGCCATGACAGCCTCTTTGCTCTCGTAGTATCCGCCCACTTCCAGGGTTTTGGTCCGGGGCATTGCGATGCCGCCGATGACAATATGGTCCATATCAATCCCCCCTTTGACGTCCCACTTGCTTGAGGGGATCATACACAACCTCCGCGATCTGCTTGCCGTTAAGCTGCACGGGAATCACGATGGTCTGCGCCGTTCCGGCCCCGGCCAGCACCAGACCGGCGTTGCCATTGACCACCCCCGCCGCAGCGTCCAGCAGGTCGCCCCGTGTCACAGACTGGAAGGGTGTGAGGATGGTATCCGCCATCCTGTGGCTCACGCGGGCCATGGTGTCCAGAAAGCCCACCTCAATGCCCTGGGCCAGCGGCTTTCCCACCAGGTTTTCCGTCACCCGAGACGGGCTGTTGATGTCGGCGGCGGCCCGCATGGCGGCAATGGCCTGGGACACAATGGAGGCGGCGGCGGACCACAGGGCCCCGCTCCTGGAATACATCCCATCAATCATGCCCTGAATCCCCTGCACGCCGATGGACCGCATTTCATCCTTGACATCGCCCAGTTCCTGGGGGATTTTGTCCACAAATTCCTTGCCCAAGGCGTCCATTTCATCCTGGTAAAACGTCTGGGCAATGGCCTGGGCCTCCTGCTGTTTCCGCTGCCAGAGGGCCATATACTCGGTGTACTGGTCGTCGGTCATGGCCAAGAGTTTTTCCGTGTAGGCTGTGGCGTCTTCCACGTTCATTCCAACAATCTCATCCAGCAGGCTGTCCGACACCCCCCGGGCCTTGAGGGCTTCCAGGGCCTCGCCATAGCGTTCGATCCCGTTGAGCTGTGCCTCCAGGTCATTGAGCTCCAGGAAAGAGCCGGTTTCCGTTTTCACGGTTTGGAACAAATCTCCGTAATCCTTCAGCTTCTGCGCCATGCTGTCTTGGGACTTTTGAATATCCTCCAGGGCCTT